CATGATTTGCACAGACGCACACATCCCCGTCGCCTTTGTGAAAATGTTGAGATATTTGAGTGAATATACACCAGACACTGATTCGTCGACATGTTCTATGGTTTCGATAGATGTCTCCTGGTTGGCAAAATCCCCTTCACACGTGAGTGTCATGATGTTTTTGTGTCGCGCGATGGCGATGTCCGCGCCAATGTTCCCCATGTCTCGACATATACGCTGAAAGTCCACGGATTGCATAGTTGTCATGCATGAACATTTGAGTTCGGGAACTTCGATTTCATGTTCATCAATGTCCAACAATTTTAATTGAAACCTTGACTTTTGTTTTTTGGCTTCAGACAGAATTTCAATATCCATGTATTCCTTTGACGTGATGGACATCGTAAGAATGTCACTGTTCCCTATAGACTTTAACAGCTTGAACGTGTTCGTGACGTTAATGCCTGCGATGATGGGCTCAGGGCACTCATACTCTTCAAAGTTATCTGCGGCGAGCTGAAGGTCAATCAGGCTCGTCCGCGCGGTGTCAAGAGTAACGATGGAGACGCCTTTATCGGTGAAATAGACATTTACATCGTTAATAATCTCTTTAAGGACTTCAAATACCGCCTTGACGGAGGTCGATTGAACGGTGACCAATTTCATTTTTATTAAAAAATGCGTTAATTCTTTATTTGGTTGTATGCGTCATTGACACTCCTGTTAATTTTAGCTTCAAGTTCAGGTGTCATCGGTGGCATGAGTGAAGACCCGTAGTTTGCAATGTCAAAGGTTGATTCCCCCCCAGTTTGTACGAGTTCATCGTTTTCAAGGGAGCACATACTGCATGAAAATCCAGAGATGTCCATGTTACGCATCTCATCAGATGGGAGCAGAGACATCAGCCACGCTTTAATTTCAGAACCCACCAAAATTTTTCCATTCTTCGTGAGCATCGTGGGGACGCGCGTGATTTTTTGTTTATATTCAGGCGGAATACCCAATTGACTGACGTTGTGATAGTGTATGAGCTTATGAAGTTGTGGACGTCCCTTGATGAAATCGATGAGCTCTCTGCTGTGATGACACTTGGGGCTGTATATCAACAAAGACATTCTATAGTACAGTGATTATTTTCTGTGAAAAAAATAACGCAATATAGTAGTATGAACTTATACCTCCTGCTTATTGTGGCGCTCGTCGTCTGGGCACTGTCTCAGCGTGACACGAATGAAAAATACCAGGAGCTCTTTGGATTTGCTGGGTATGAGAAGCCTGTCGACCAGGTGATTCTCGATGACCCAGTCGTGGATACGTCCGACTACACTGAAGTGGAAGCTGTCGTGGACCATGACCTCATGGAAAAACTCGTCCTCGCCACGAATGAAGAAATCACAAAGCGTACCGATGACTGTTCGTACATCATCGAGACGACGGCTGTGAAAAAGTTTGAAAAAGATGGTCAAGGTGACCTGTACAAGTGCATGTTCATGTGTGTTCGCGCCAAGGGCTTTGCGTTTGGATTCACTGTGGTGTCCACGGTGTCCGTCAGAGGTGACGACGTCAAGGTGTTGTCCCTTCGCACGCAGCCGTTGGATGTCGACGCTCCCGAAGATGTCTCCGCGTACACACAGGATGTCGCCAAGGAGTTTCTTGATTTCACCATCGTCAAGGAGACGGTCGTGCCCAAGATGAGTGAGTTAGACGCGGCTAAAGAAAAACTGAAATACATGTAGATGATAGACATTCATGAGATTCGTCGAATTGATGTCAAACGTCAAGAGATGAAAAAAGAATTGTATACAAAAATTTATGAACAATTTGAAAGAAAAATTCGTCAACAAGTAGAGTTGGGAAAGGACAAATACGTATTCTTGCAGGTACCTTCCTATGTGTTGGGTTTCCCTAAATTTGATAGAGAGGCGGCAGCCACCTATCTCAGTCGGCAGTTTAAAAGGTCTGGGTTCGATGTCGAAATCACTGGGGTGACGCTGCTCGTGTCCTGGTTTCCAAAGGCGAAAAAGAAAGCAAAAGTCAGGCCACCGCCAGTGGAGCACGAGCAGGAGCACGAGGAGGCGCTTCCAACATTGATGAATTTACGAAAAGCGGCGAGTGCGTACAGGAAGGTTTAAAATTATTTCAGTGTACTGTAGTATGGACAATTTGAACGTACTTGTCGAAGCGAAAAAGGAATATTTGGGACAATTGTGTCTCATCATGGTTCCGGCGATGATTGAGACTTTTGAAACCATGTACAAGGAAGCGGTGACGATGTCCAAAGGGAAAAAGGTTCTCATTCAATTTCAAAAATTGTTGAAAGATGTTCCCAACTGGTCTGACACGATGTCCAAGCAACATTCGGATAATATCACCAATAGGTGTGCGTGGTTCAGTGACCTCCTGGCGGCGGTGTTCGTGGCGTGTACGAAGATTTTGAGTTCTGTTCGTTTAAAGTCTGATGGTCAAAAGATTAGTTTGAAACTTCCGACCAATGAAGTCTTTGTGCAAACGTGCTACAATACGTGTGCGAAGGACCTGTACAAGGACCCGTACGTCTATCACGAAGAACAGAGTGAATACGTGCGTGATGAACTACTGACGAAACGGTTCACCGCGTGTATTGAAATGTCCGTGAAAGAGCTCATCCCAGTGCAACAAATTTTACAAACGTACATGAGCAACACTGACCCGGAAAAGAACATCGACCTCGCGGACCCAGAAGACACCGAAGACCCTGAAGTGTATGAGGGTGAGCCCATCACTGCGGAGCCGGAGCCTGAACCGGAGGCTGAACCGGAGCCAGAGCCGATGATGCAGCCCGAATCCGCCGAGCCCGTGGCACCCACTGGTTTGGAGAATGAATTTAAAACCATTCCCGATGTCCCCGCGATGGATGAACCACAGGAGGAGGCACCCCAGCAGGAACCACTGCAACCGCAACCGGAGCAGGAGGACGATGGGGTGTTGTTTGGTGATGCCCCGGAAAGGCGTCGTTAAAAAGAAAACCTCACCATACTATAATAATGGAACTCAGTGATTACCTCAGAGACCCGTTCAGCGCAGCGCTCGTCGGCGCAGCCATCACGGCGGCGTATGTTCACTTCAAGGCGCAACTTAATAACGAAGGTAAGTTACAACTCGCGCAATACACAAAGCCCGCGGCGCTCAATGCGATTTTGATTTATTTCATCGTGTCCAATGGTCTTGGTCAACGTGAAAGTATTTCCAGTGAGCCGTTCTAAATAGTTAAAGATTTTGTGTGTTAATACAATAGTAAAAATGGCTTCTGTTTCGGCGTTCAATGAAATGATGTCAACCTTTCTAGGGGAATTAAAAAAAGCATTCCCCGGAGAGAAGGGAATCATGAAGTATGAAACATCATTTGACTTGCTCCGAAAGAGTAACCCACGTAAAATTGTCGAAACCTATATGGTGCACATTGGCCCGTATTCGGACCGCATCTCTCAGCACGACGCGTCTTTGCTCGATGAAGACATTGGTTTCCTGAAAGACTTGAATATGAAGGCGAACTGGGAAAGTGCGAGTCAGGCGACGCGTGGTGCCATCTTCCAGTATCTCCAGACGTTGTACATGCTCGGTCTCACCATCACCACCATTCCAGCGGACACGTTGAGTGCTATTGAAAACTTGGCCAAGGACTGCGCGGACAAGATGCAGGACGGTGAAGGGGGTCTCGACCAGAATGCCCTCATGAACATGTTAGGTGGTATGTTGAAAAAATAAACCTTTTGTTATATTAAATGAAACCCTGGTTTGAAGATTTCAAAGAACTCGTTCGTTCGGACAAGGTTTTAGAATTTTGGCCGACAAATGCGCAGACCCCAGCCGATAGAGTGAACGCGGCATCTCGATTTGTGATTTACGCGACGTGTATTATTTACCTGATTCGTAGAGACCCGCGCATTTTCGTCCTCGGTGCCACCGTGCTCGGTGTGCTCGCGGTGATGTACCGCTCTGGTATGATTGCTGGAAACAAGGGGCGCCCCGTAAAGAGTGATAGCTACAGTGGTGAGTCGGACACGTGTCACATGCCCACGGATGACAATCCTTTGGCGAACGCGTTGATGACGGACGAACCCGACCGTCAGTCGGCGTGCTACTACCCCACGGTGAAAGCGCACGTCAAGTACTTTTGTGATGACAAGGTTGCGTACGACGGAGGACGTTCTCGAACAGCGATGCCTCGATACCAGCGTAACGCCGCCGCTCGTCAGTTTGTCTCCATGCCGGTGACGACAATCCCAGGAGACCAAACGGCGTATGCGGAGTGGTTATATGGCGCCAAACACGGTGCGATGTGCAAGGCTGGGGACATGTTTGCGTGTGACCCGAACGCCAGAGGAGCGCAACTTGAAGCGTTCCGAGGGTTGTCCACGGCCGGTGACGTCCGCGGTGCTTAATCATTTTCTCCACTAATAATAAAATGGCATACCAACTTCAGCCAGGACTTTCAATCGTTGAAAACGCCGGTGCGCTCCCCGCACGACGAGCGACGGACGATGTTTTTGTGTACCCGCAACCGAGTGTGTTGAACTACGCCGATGGTGGTCGACCGAACACGATGTTGTACGGCACGGCCCCCTTGATGGCTGGCAAAGGCTCGCCGGCGCGGTTCATTGACACTTCCGATGAGTTGCGACCTCAGAGCACGTCTCGTTTCAACAAACCGTTGGTGATGACGTATGAGAAAAACTTGTTCCCGTTGAATGACATGACGTGCAAGGTGCCGTTGCGAACCATTGAATTCGAACCGTCGAGCACGCGGGCGGATGTTCAGAATGAATTGTTTCAGCAGCGATATAAAAATATCAAGTAAACAGTAAGAATGGCAGACCCCATTTCCATCGCAGCCGTCGCGGCGTTGGTCTACGTAGGAAAAACATTGAGTGGTAAACCACCTGTGAAGGTTCAAGACATCGCATCGCCGCCGACCCCTCAGAGAGAAATGTACGAGGAAGCGGACGTTGGCTTGTCGTCTTTGGATTATCAAAATAAAGTTGAAGTTCCGAGTTTTGGTGAAGTCGCCCCGCAACGTCGCACCTCAGGAGGTGAGGTGTTGGACATGCGTGACCGCTTCTATGACCAGGGCAGAATGAATAACCTCTCCCCGGTGGAGAAGCAAATGGTCGGCCCAGGTCTCGGTGTTGGTGCGGATGTCCCAGCTGTCGGTGGTTACCAGCAGATGTACCGTGTCATGCCCACGAATGTTGGCGAGTACAAGCTCACACAACTTCCAGGACGTGTCAACCACGGCGCTGATACGATGGGTGGTCGCCGTGGTATCGAAGGTGAAGTGGCGAAGAATAGACCGGAGCGCACGACTGCACTCTATGAGCGTTTGCCCACCGTCCGTGGTCGAGCGCAAGGCATGAGCGCCATCACACCCAGACAAGAACACGAAAAGACCAAGCGTACGACGAACAGGTCGGAAACTGGTTTGCGCACCGATGGGTTGCAAAATGCCCCGCCGAAGCGATTCACCTCTGCGATGACTATCGCTCAAGAGCCCACACGAAACAAGACTGACCTTAATGATGCGATGTTCTACCACATGGACAACCCGCAGCCAGGTATTCACAGCTTCCGTGGGGCGTATGAGAACTCTGCGGCTGTCCAAGCCTCGGCATCTCGAGACAACACGACGCTCATGCAGTATGGATTCAGACCGGAAGATAAGAGAGGTCAGTTCAACCGCCCGGGTAACCCAGGTCGTATGAATGTTCGTGAAAACGCTCTCAAGCAAGGTGGTCAGCTCACCAGTGTGCGCATGGACAGGAGTCGAGTTGACGGTCGCGTGAACCCGATGAACGGTGGATGGATGCAACACTACAAGAACGCTGATTACCACAAGCTCAACGCCTATAAGGGTATGGAAAATCCGTACGCCACCTCCGAAAGCCTCAACACGACGAAAAAACAACTCTCGAATAACCCGTTCGCCCAAAGCATTTGCTAAATTACTACAGGAAGAAAGAGTGGAAAAACACTCATTAAAATTATATACACTAATTTTAATGAAGGTCTATAGTTTGGACATCGATAGTAGTCAGAGAGATGCCAACCTTTACACATACGCGAACAATTATGTCGTGTCTTTGGAAAATCCAATCTATGATGTGTCTAAGATTTCATTAGTGTCCGCACGCATCCCAACACAACAGCTCACAGTCTGTTCCACAAACAAAACCTTCAGCGTGGATGGGGTCGATATCACATTGACTGAAAAGAATGTGTCGAATAAATCGACGTTTGCATCTGAATTACAAAGTGCCCTCGCCCCACCGACGACAAACGTGAACTCTGTGTCTTACGTCAGTAGTTTGGATACCCTTTTGTTTTCAAACACAACCCAAGATGGACCTTTCACGTTGGAATTCTACACGGGAACCAATGGGTACGCGAGTAATATTCAAGGCATCACCACACCCCACCAATTGATGGGTTTCAATTCAGATGATTTTACTTCAAATGCAAACTATGAGGTGATGGGTGGCCCTCTCAACTTTACTGGTCCAAATGCCCTTGTACTCCGGTTGACTGCGGGTTCCGATGATTTCACCAAACAAGTGTACACGGGAACCCCATTTTACACTGGACAGATTCTCCTGGATGGCGGGGACTACGTCAACTTTAAAGGCACTGATGACCCCCTGGTGCACGAGTTTCATTCTGGGCCACAAAAAATTATAGATGCACTGAAAGTTGAATTCTTTTACATGAGTCACGGTAAATTGATTCCCTATGATTTCAGAAATCAAGAACATACGTTGAAATTTGAAATCACGTGTTCCACCGACCGTCTGGAAAATCTCACCAGAGATGTCGTGCCACAAGAATTGACGTTACCGCCACCTATACGTGTCCATGAAAAGCAGGATGTGAAAGAAGACATGTATAAGTGGATTCCTATTATACTTATTGCTATTGGGGGTATTCTCCTGATGGCATTTATCGGCCGCCCACAACCGCGTACACCGGCGCGGTCGGCTTCGTCACGCGCGGGCTGACGGTAGAGATGATCATGAACACCAAGATGGACAACAAGGTCGTCGCGAGCGCCGTCAAGGTGAGCGGGAAGACACCGTTGCGGTTACCCTTGATGAACTTGCCGATGACGGAGCGAGAGACATCCATCCACGAGAGCGCGGCGGCAAAGAAGAAACCTTGCGTCAAAGCGTTCAAGGATTGACCTTCAAGCTGGGCGGAGAGGTTTTCAATGCGGTCCGTGATGCTCTTGGTGTACATAGCAGTCACGGAGGGGGCGGCGCCGGCGTTGGCGGCGGCGTTGGCGGCGGCGGCGTTCGGAGCGGCGACCATCGGCTTGTTGACCATCGGTTCTTCAATGATGGCAGCGGCAGACATTTGTGATTATACTATAATTTTAGAAAAAAATATATAATCATTCTGGTAAAAGTTCTTCTTCCTGCACAATTTTTTTATATTTACTTGTGGTTGGGTCAGTTCCCCTGGGTACTGGGATTGTTCCATCTTCGTCATCTTCTTCCTCGTCTGAAGAAGATGACGATGACGACGAATCATCATCTAATATTGGCATAAACTTGTATTCATCACCATTCCAAGCCTGCAACTCCTCCTCCTCCGCCATTTATAGCATTTTTTAACATTATTTCTACGGGATTTGTCGGCTCCCACGTGTCCCATTTTTCATGTGCATCATTGACAGCGAGTAATGTTGGGTCGTCCCCCTGGTATGTCGTAAACTCTGGACAGTCCTCCTCTTCCACCACTTCAAGGTCATCATCACCATCACTTTCCTCGTCCTCGTCCTCCTCCTCTTCATCCATGATGGACATTCCAACATCCTGACCCACGGTGTGCATGGCGCAGTATTTTGCGGCGTATTCCACATCCTGGGGAAGAATAACATCTCTACCACACGCGTGAGAATATTGAGACGCCAACAACATACTCTTTTCCATCACTGGCATGAGAATGTCTGCGAGGGCGTCGAGCTGTCTCTCTTCGTAAGCTCCTGAAGATTCACCGAAACCTGTTTTCATCATATTATTATTGACTGCCAAAAAGAAGTGTTGCTTTTCCCCCGGCAACTCGCAAAACGTTATATGCCCTCGCGTACACACGAACTTCCCTGTCGTTGAGTGTATTTGTGTGAAGGTTCAACTCTAACAATTGGTCTTTAATCACACTAAAGTTCACCTGACCAGTTGGGTAGTGTTTTTCAGGTTGGAGGGCAAAACTGTAACTATAGAAGCGCCTGATGAGTTGTGTCTTGGAATGATGGATGCCCGCTTGTACGGCTTTGAGAAAGATGGCTTTCCCTGTTTTCTCCGTGAGCACTTCGTCACCGTCCAAGGTGAGTTTTAGGTAGTTGAGATGTTCAAAGAGCACGTGTTTGTTATCAACACTCGTCTCTCGGTAATTGTCGTAATCAAAAACTCGTGCACCTTTTGATTGAATGACAAAGTATAATTCTTTCACTGGGTTTGTAAAACTCAAGTTGAATTTCGCGGTATTTTGATTCACTGGAACTACAAAATTTTGTTGTTGATTTTGTGTGATGAGATAGTCCACTGGA